GCAAACGGACCAGAATGGACCGTGGATAGACTTAAGTCTCTCAAGACTTGGTTTCTCCAACATCTCGCGGGTAACACAAATTACTCCGAGCCTTGGTTTGAAAAGAGCCAAGTGAACGGTTCGTATATTCCGAAAGGTACCTTTGGTACCTTGTTCAAAGATGCTATGCATTCTAAGCATAGACATGACAAGAAAACTGTCAAGATTCTTTCAGCCCTTATGGTCTACACCGGTATTCGACTTGATAAGCCGTCTACTAAGCAGATTATAAAGACTGTGGGGTCCATATTTGGTACTCCATTAGAAGAATCTACAGTCAGAACAATGAGAGCGGTTGGAAAGTCCTTAAAGACTCGACTTCCGCGTTCTGCACTGGACAAGGTTGCACGTTATAAAGCTGCAAAAGCTAAGGGCTTTAACTTTAAGCCGGTTTCATTGAATACCGGAAAGCCTTTTACTTCTGGAGGTGAGCGTTATTTGCGTTCATTTATCCAGGGCCTACACGTCCCGCCTGTTAGAGCTTACTTTGAGGAAAACTTTGAAAATTTTCCAAAGGTTGAGTCCTGGCCTATGCCGGACCCAACAGAGCTTCCACCTAGTCCTGAGAATATTCTCAGACAGCCTTTGGCTGGCCAGATTGTTGTTATACAAGAACCTGGGGCTAAAGCACGGGTTATCGCTAACCCCTCTGCGGCTGCTCAAGTAGCTCTGTATCCGCTCCATCAGTTGTTGGATTCAATCCTTAGGGATTTACCAACTGACTGTACCCACAACCAGGAATCTGGTGCTGACTGGGCTTTTAACCAGTTAGCAAGTGGTAAGTCGGTCCATTCGGTCGACTTAAGCGGTGCTACAGACAATTTTCCTATTTCTCTACAACTGAGCCTTCTCACTAGCCTCGGGTTGAAGTCCGAGGCCGAATTGATTCGGCTTATGGCTAATGGTATCTGGATGTTACATCCAGACCTTCACACCGATTTGATTAACGGTGGCCATATGATTGCGGCGACTTATACTCGTGGCCAACCTCAGGGTTTGTATTCTTCATTCCCTTTGTTTGGACTAACCCATAACCTTCTTTGTAAGGCATTGGCAGTAAAACACGGTTTATCTCCGGATGACTCCTTTAGAATCCTCGGTGACGACATCGTTATTAATAACGACAAGTTGCACGAGGTCTATCGTGAGTTCATGAAGAAAGCGGG